CACGGGCAAGCTAAAGTCGCCACCCTCAAAGAATACCCACACATCGGCATTGGCTAAAATTTGCCGCTCGGTGTCTCGGTCATCTTCGCCTATCGGGTAAGCAATCTTGGCAGGCAAGCCATTGTCTGAACCATCGGTCAATCCTGCAATCTGCACCTGCACGGTACGATTAGCACGATTATACGAAATGATTTTAGCAGGCCAATTGCAATTAGGATTCACTTTGCCACCCCTGCAAGCCACGCCTTAGTCACCATAGCCGTTGCGCCACCTAAAGCCCCTGTATCGACTCTATGCGCCGCTGTCAGTACGGTTAGCTTGGTATCACCCACTTTGATAATTTGACCCGCTTGTAATTTATTATCCAATGGCCGCTGAACGACACCACGGGTAATAAGCACCTTTTCTAAATTCTTTAATTGCCGACCATCGAGGCCACCTTTAAACATAACAGGGCGCGAATCGCTTAAATCGCCTTCTATGCTTTCACCGTCATCGTTGACCGATAAAAACGACACTAATGATCTGCTTTCGACCATTGGGTTATCAAGTCGCTGCATTGCACTGGCATCATAAGTGGCAATGGCGGGTTCTTTCATTAGCTCATCGAGGCGGATAGCTTGCAGCTTGCCATCTTTCAATCGGATCACGGCGGCTTCTTCTTGAAGTCGTCGCGCAATCTCAAATGTTGGGGTTTGCCCTTTCAGGCATACAAATTTTGATAGTGGCAGGTCTTTGGAAAATGCCACCTTGCACCCACACGCACGGTAAGCCTCGGCAACCGTGGTATTGGAAAGAATAACGGCATTGGTTAACGGCTCAATCAATGGCAAACAGCCAGTCAGGACACCTACGCAAGCAATGCCACCCACGGCTCTATCACCTTGAATCATTTGCGTGCGTAGGGATTGAACTTTTACCAACGTGATTTTAATGCTACTTTCGCCCACGACTAAATCAGCACCTTGCACCATTGCCTTTGTCATCTCAGGCGTGCCGTTAACGGTTAGTTCAAGCGTGGCTGGCACTGGAACAAGGTCTGTCCGTAGCGTGACTGATAAAAGCTCGCTTAGAGATAGTGTGCTGTTGTCGGGTAGGCGAATTAGCATGATTAATCTAAATCAATACTAAAAGGTTCAGCCACAAACGCCTGTTTTGGTATGTTTTCAGGCCGCTTTAATTCCATAAGCACTTGCACCGCTTCTGATACGCCAAGGCCGTAGGCATCCATGCCCATGCTACGCGCCGCCTCGCTTCGGTATGCCTGCATAACGTCACATTCAGCCCTTGCCAATGGCTCAATAATCTTCCACTCATAAGCGTCAAGCGTGAGTGTTTCATCAATAGGCAATGGCGTTGTGCTACCTTCGGTTTGACGGCGTTGCACCTCAAGTGTTGCCCAAGACGCATAAAACAATACCGCTGATTTTAGGTGATCCAATACCTCACTCGCAGTCAGCGAATAGCCAGACCGCGAAAGATCAACATGAAGTAGTGTTTTAATAGAGCCAAGCGTACCAGCGACAATCGGGGGGTGATCGTCACTAGCAGTTACGGGATAAAGCGCACCAGCGGTAATTGTCATAATTAGCGTCTTGTTAGGTTACGAATATCTTTAGCAATGTTCTTGGCTTTACCCAATTGATTGATGATGTTGCCCGCTTTTTCAAGCAAACCAACCTGAGAACTACCACCGCCAAGGCTTTCGTTTTGACCGAAATAGTTGTAACGCATATTGCCTTGAATCGTTGCTACCTGAGATCGACCATCGGCTGAGGCTTCAATACCGTTGTCAAAGGTAATCGCGCAATCAATCATGCGGAAACGCTTTGTGTAGGCATTCGGACGACCATAATATGCCCAAGCATCCGTTTCTCCGTACTGCATAAGCAATTCAGCAAGGTCAACCATGCGACCGCCGCTTGTTTCGAGAATGGTTAGCGATGAGGTAAAGTCTGTTTTAGGTACGCCGCTTAAATGAGAGGCTAAACCACCCGCATACGCAACATCGGCTGGCTCGCCCAAGGTATCAATCGGGAATGTAAAACTTTGGATTAATAAGCGAATGTCTGGGGCAATATCCAGCACCAGCATGGCATTGGATGATAATTGAGGACTACCAAGGGCTTTCGCTGTTTGGTGATCTTGCATTAATTCGCTGTAACTTGGTGCATCGGAACGCATAATAGGTATCTCCACTAGAATACGACTATTGTGCGTTTGATTTGTGGGCTAAATTTTTGACAGTTCCAACTACACTCTTTCTGTTATTTCCGTGGCGAATGGTTCACGGTAGGTTAGTTCGTCACGCTTGTTAAGCAAATATCGCTTGCCAAAATCACCGATCATTGTGCCGCCCAATACGCTAACAACCTCTAAAAATATAATCAGCTTTGGATCAATCAACAATGCGACTAAATCACCCTCTTTAGGCTCAAAATCAGGGATATTGATTGCGCGTTCTTCTTCTGGTAGTTCGTCATCGTAAGGCTCAATGATTGCCGTTATCGTGGCGTTTTCACCGTCAACCATGCTGCCATTGTCGAGCATATTGCCACCAGTAAATCTATCCATCATTAAGCGACCGTGGCCTAGCTTAACGTAATCAAAAGCATGTTCGTCAACTTCGTTAAGCGTGCCAATGCCGCCCCATGACACCTCATCACGGTTTTCATTCTCAGGCGTATCAACTACCACCTTGCGCGAGATAGTCACCTCGAAGGCTGATAATGCGCCCATGATTAATGACCGTGAGGCCAAGCGGCGACCATTGGCTAATTGGTGCAAAATAGGGTTCATTTAAGCTTTCTCTGTAAAACTGCTAGTTCTTCGGGTGAAAATAACCCGCTTTTTTCCATCGCGCTTAATTTTTGCTTAATGCTATCAAGCACTGAATCTTCGGCCATTTTCGCCGCATCTTCAGCCTGTTTTCTTGCCGCATCTTTTGCCGCTTGTGCCTGTGCTTTTTTAACGGCACGCTCATCGGCTCTAGCCTTTTGACGCTGATAGGCGGGGGTCTGTTCCCGTTCGTCTTGAGTAGTGACTTTCTGTTTTTTGTGGTGCGACACTTCAACTTGACCCGCTAACCGCTGTTTAATTTGCGCTTCGGTTTCTTTCAGTGTTTGTCCAAGCTGTGCATTGCGGTCTTTATCCACTTGGGTACGCATATATTGCACGCCGCTAGGCGATGTGATGAATTGCATCACTCTTAGGACGTGCTTACATGCAACGCCCTGCAAATTAGGGTTACGGACTTTAGGGAAACCACTCTCAAGCCGACCGCTGGCATACTTGCCAATCGTAGCAAGGTATCTAAACCAAAAAGTATGCCGACCACAATCGCAATCAAACTTAATCGTGCCATTGGCTAATTGTTCACGGCTTAATTTTGCACCCACTTTACGCGGCGCGGTGACTAATGCAGCAAAATTATTAAATTCAACGGTGACATAATGGCGTTTATCGGGACTGCCTTCACTGGCATTAGTAATAAACCTTTGTACGCCTGCCTTGCGGCTAAATGGGGCGCATAAGTGAATCTGTTTATTAGTTCTTTCTCTGTCAATAGCTAACGACCAGTCAATTACCTGCTGTGGCGTTATGCCTTTTTTGTACTTATCTTTAGCGACTTCGACGTTGTGGGCAAATGCTTTAATATCGTCCTTAGTGATAGGTCTTAATTTTCCGCCAATAGTCGTTAATAGCGTTTTGCTAAAGTCATACTCCCCTGCTAAATCATTAGGCCGTAAAAATACAGGCTTTTCGGCATCTCTTTTTTCCGCAAAATCTCGACGATTCTTGTCGTTGCGCTGTGCCTGTTTTTGCCCACTGGCAAACTTGGCATCGTGAAGCATTCGCTCCATTGCTTTTTTATGTGCTTCACGCATTTTATCAGGCGAAAAATCAGGCATTAGGCAACCCCATACGCGGCTTTCAATTGCTGTAATTGCTGAGGCAATGGCAAGATAATTTCGCTCTCTGGCAGTTGCTCCCAAATGCCATTAGTACCAGCAGCAACCATGACCACATTCGCCTCATCCCGCGTACCATAGACTCTAAAGCTAACAAGGGTCGGATCATTCACCTCATCAGATAAAATCTGATAACGGACAAATTGACCTGTGCGGCCTCGCTTGGCTTGTAACTCGCAAAATTGACGTATGGCGTTTAGGTATTCGTTCATGCTGTACGCACCCACCACGAATAAACAACGTAAGGGGGTAGAGTTGGAATAGGTGTAGGCGTTGCACTACCTGTTTTTCCTGTTTTTACTGTTA